AATGCTACAGTCGTTCGCATAAGCGACCATGCGTGCATCTTCAATCGAGTGTTGAACGTGTAACAAAACACGTCCATATTTGGCATGAAGATCAGGTAATCATTATTGAGCTTATCATATGTAGCGAAGACAACTTGAAGTTGCTCCGTATCAGTGAGTACACCCATAGCCCTGCGGTAACTAGGAGATACCACGGAAGATAGATAATCGCTGTCCATACTATCAGGCGCGTACATATTCCTTCTGGCAGAAGCAAGCCCGCTAAGACCAGAGAAAAGAATATCATTTTCGATAGTGACGATGCAGCGATTACCGAGCAGACCAAACTGAGGAAGAGTGTCTGGAAACTCAGGTACATGAATGCCGGTGTCATCGTGTTTCCCCAGTTTGATTTGAATACAAACATTTTGCAGGAACACAAGTAGGAACGTGCGGAAACCTGCGATGCCTCTGATCGCAGCCGCGCCCTCTGGGGCATACGCACCTATGTCAATAGATATAGCGTCATTAGGAGGAGGATCGCCGGGAAATACCCCAGAAGTACCCTGAGCACTAATGATGATTTCGGTGGGTGAGCCGGGTATTCCAGCAACGCAATGATAATTAGCTGCAACACAGCCATACTTCCCAATAGGAACATTAACATTGGAGCCTGTTCCCAAGTCTTGTAGGTATCGAACAGTGAAGTCCGACTTGATCTCAATCGGCTTGTCTTTGCCGTTGTGAATGACAAGCGTATTCTTGAAAGGGACAAATGTAACTTGCGTGACGCCCGCAGTCCAGCCGGTTGGCGCACCCGGAAGTCCAGCCGCAATCGAGTTGCTCCAAATCTCTACAACGTCCCCAACCTCGTTGGTGGTAAGCACGTTTCCGCTCTCGGTCACAACGACGTTGCGAGCGTTGAAATAGAAACCGTCTACGATTGGTGAGTTGCGTACCGACTTGATATCGGTAAGGAACAGTGAGCCATACCTCACTGCCTGCGACCCAGAGGACGTGCGATGAAAGTTGACCAACTCAACTTGGAACTTTGGAGGCATCGACAAGTCTTCGTCGATGGAGTTCCAGCCGCCACCGAAGCCACGGAGCGTCGTGGACTCCAGTCGGGAAGCCTTTCTGGCCCCTTGGCGTTTCTTAAACGCTGCGACCATCGCAAACCCCTGTGTGTGTCACACAGCCTAGTAAGGCCGTGTAGGATACCATGTGTACGGTACACCACCACCCGACGGGTTTGGGGTCATCTTGCGTCGAGCTAGGTTAATGGTGATCTCATTAAACCTATCATCGGCAAGGTTTTGTTGGTCCTGCGTAGCGTTCGAGTTGATATCGTCGTGGGATAGGGTCATCCAAGCTGTGGCATGAACCAACAGGCTGGAGTCCAAATCCATTACGTCATCCCACTTCCATGGGTCCTGCTGCCCGGTCGCACTGAATGACCGAGGATAGTGCCGCCACACAACAACAATGTTACCTGTCGCGGTGGGCGGAATAATCTGTAGACGCTTGAACTGAAAGTCTGGATCGATCGTCGGCAGAGTCGTCCAAAATCTCGCAGGCCCACTTCCTCGAAGCATTGCTGGGTTCCTCCTCGTGCCTAATACCGGAAGTTCGATATCAGACATTTCAGGGAACACGGCAAGGATATCTTCTGAGTCCTTGAGATATTGAAACTCGTCCGTCGTGATCTTACCAGCAACGCCATCGAGAGTAGCTAACGTGTAGGACGTGAACTGCTCCCACGGATGCTTCTTGAGGAAAAGGTCAAACGCCCGGATGCAATCGCGAAACATACGATCATCGCTGTATGTCTGCACGCCTGCACCCGGAACGTCGCCAAGAAGCTCCTGAGCGTCGGTAACGATCTCTCGGATAGTCTTGGCCATCTCGAAGTCCTACTTCTTCTGGGTAGTCGCCGCCTTGACAGCCCACATCGCAGCTTCTTCATATGCGGTCTGGGCCAGCGAAGCAAGACGAGGATCGAGATGCTTCAACTCCTCGCAGAGATCGATCAGATCAGCGGTATACCGCTTCAATTTATCGACCATGTTATCCTGTGAGGGATTGAAGCTCTCCCGAACTCGTTCTGCACCAATACTCATAGACGCCTCCTGTGTGTGTCACACAGACTATCCGGGGAAGTGTCGGATACCGTGTAGACCACCGTTGTTGCTGGCATTCACGCCATTGTCAACGCGCATGTTGACAACGTACTCTTTCACCCCGTCAGGCGCACCCGTCGGAGTGTACATACCACGCGGGTCGCCAGAGACACCCGTCGCGGGATCGGTCAAATCCGGGGCAATGCACTTGCCGAACATCGTACCCGGATCGAGCAACACACCGTTCTCCTTGGCCCACTCCACAGACCCCTTGTACGGCAGTCCGAGAAGTGCCCCACGAGCAACGTTGATCGCACCCACCGCAGACGTGGTGCCCACAATCGCAGCACCGAGAATGCGATAGAATGCCTTCTTGCCGGTGGCGCCAGCAATCGCGAAAGTCTCGGACATGGGCTGTCCAAGATAGTCCTCACCGAAAATCCTGATCGCCGTTCCGCCGGTCGGAGCCGTCGTGATTGCGACCACGATGTTGCGACCATACGGCGTGTCCTTGAACTCGATCGGGGTTGCCGCATAGCCAATCGGTGCGGCACCAATGGGAGTGGAGATATCGATACCTCCACCCGCTGCGACGGGCTTGCCGAGCGAAATCACGCTCCCAGCCTGCACGTCCACTGATGCCGACCACTGCATGGCAGGGACATACATATTGATGCCCTGTAGAAAGCCACGTCGATCCTGATACATCTTCTACTCCGTTAAGCTGCGATCTCATCCTCGTCGGGATCGCGGGGCTCGAAGTCTTTCACTTCGATCTTGCCACGAGCCTCGGCCAAGTTGATGACCATCTGTTCAAGGTCTCGGTAAGACGCCATGCGCAGCATTGGGTCCTGCGACATGAACATCTTACCAAGGGGTGAGTTCGGGTCGTTCAAGCCGTCGAGTTGGATAATCGCCGGCTCTTTGTGCAGTTGGTAGTGCCGCAGACGCGCCAGTGAACGCACACGGATGGCATGGCCCCTCGGGAAGTAGACCAGATAACCTGCATCTTCTTCCACCAGCTTCTTCTTGCTCCCCTCTTTGGACCAATAGTGCTTCTCACGCTTAACCGTGCCTTCTTGCTTGACGACGACGAAAGCTAAACGTGAACCTTTGAGAACGCCATGAGCCATCATTTTAGTTGTTCCTTATTTTGTGTGTGTCACACAGACCTAGTGCTAGGAGTTGGTGAGGTAGGCGTGGGTGCGGTACTGCCTCCAAGTGCAAAGCTGTCCTTCCCAGACAACTCGGCGACCAGTGGCGTCCATATTCCACGGCGAGGAAAGCTTCTTGATCCTCATGTTGCAGCCCTTGAGGACATGCAACGTCAGATATTCCTCGTTGATGAAATAGGCATCGTTGGAAGCCAGCTTCTCGTCAAAGAGAAGCGGGACGCCATTATGAGTCGTACCGGAGATGCCAAGATTGACAAGCTTCCGGCCGGTTCCCGAGTCTTTGAGTTGGATTTGCTGCTTGTCTCGGGCAGCGGCTTTGTGCATTCGGTAGATATTTCGACCCGCGAAGATGACAGTAGGCCGAGGCGACGACTGACCGTCGGACGAACGGTTGAGGTCGAGTTCGAGGATATCGTCAAACGCTTCTTCGATATTCTCGGGGGACAGCGTGCCGTTAAAGTCATAGGACGAACTCCGCCATTGGGACTCGTTGGCGAGGTTGATACCGCCCACGACGCCAACGGTCGGATCGGCTGGGATCAAGTTCCCCAAACCATTCGGGTCCGAACCAACGCCGACAGCCGTATGGTAGCCAGCGAACTTGCGCTTGATCGACTCGTCCAGAGCCTGAATTTTGCCCTTGAGGATTTTGAAGATTTCAGCGCGACCTTGGTTCTCGTCCTCTTCCTGATCGGAGATAATCAGGGAGCCTACGACGCGCGACATATAGTATTCGACGGTCGAGAACTCGTTGGTCTGATCGATCGAAACAGTATCGTAATACTGCATCGACTGAACGTTGGGGTTGAGGCCGGTGATCAGAGGGTTAGTGATCTGCGGACCACCATCCTCTGTGACCACCCGCTTCTTGGCGTGAAGATAAGCACTGACGGTACCCGAGATCGCTGATGCCATAATCAGCTTCGCACGGGACCGATCAAGCATCGAGTGAATGATCGTGTCGAGTACCATGGAAATCACCCTTGTGTGTCACACACGAGGCTAGCGATTTTCGGCTAGCAATTCCCGTATGATCGCATCGTATGACTTCGAGGGATGGGCCACACCAGCATTCTGTGACCTATTAACCCCGTCATTGCCTCCCGGTGCCATACTTCTACCGTTAGGCAAACTCCGCGATGGGCGAGTATCGCGGGTGTCTGGACGCTCTTGCTGCCTCTGTTGCGGGGGACGATTTGGGTCAATCCCTTGTCGCATCAGGTGTAATTGTACCTTATCCCATATGGCTCCCAGTGACATACTCTGAAACTGGGGTTGAGACAGAACCGCATGAAAGATATTCATGAACGGAACTGCGGCAGGCGTAGATTGAAAGAAGCTTTCGACTTGACCTTTAGCTTCATCTAGGTACTTCTGCTGTACCTGTGTTTGCTGGGTTTCCTGAGTTCTCTGTGCAGCGTAGTCCTGAACAGGTTTAACTCCCTTCGCAATCTCTTGACGAACCATGTCAAGGATGCTCTTGGAGTCCAGATTTTGGGAGTCGAAGCCCAATTGTTGTATATCTATACCACTTAACGCGGCTCTTGTCAAGAGGTTTTTGAGCACGCCAATGGGATCGGTCTGAGCCTGCTTGTAAAGCTGCCCAGCCTCGATAAGCTGTTCGTGAGGCAGTTCAAAAGCGTTAAGCTTCTGCAACTGGCTCTTAGTTTCGTTGAGTTGACGCTCATAATCAAGGCCAATCTCAATCGCACGTCCCAGCTTCTCACGCTCCTGCGTCAGATGGGATTGAATGCGACTTGAAGCACCTCGAATGTAGTCTGTGGCCTGCTTATGAATGCGCTGATATATCCGAGCCTCAGACCCTGCGCGAGCAATAATCTCTCCTGAACGAGGATCAACCAGATTACCCTTTTGATCTCGTCGGAAGTCTGCTCGGGGGTCGAAACGCATTGCCTGCGAGCGAAGTGGGTCCTGAGGCTGTTGACGCTGCTCACGTTGAGGCTGCTGCCGTTGATTAGACTCCCGAGGATCACGCATGGAAGGTCGTTGACCGTCCTCATCATGACCATTTACCTCTCTCTGATTACCACCATCACTAGGGAGATCATCACCAAAATCCCCACTATCACCAGAGTCGCCGTCATTCCCCTCCTGCGGAGCCAAGTCTTCGTCTGTCAGTCCCATGGAGTCCTTGATGACATCCATGCCTACCTTCTCGTCGAAGTCGCCTGCCATTTGACTCTCCTTGTGTGTCACACACAGTTATTGTAACGGCTGACCGGGAGGAGGTCCCCCGGCTGCTGCTGGAGGTGGTGCTCCAGCGCCGCCTTGTTTCGCCACTGCCTCTTTTAGAAACGCAGCAATCTGCTCCTGTGGAACACCCTGCTGAGCCATCTGCTCTACTTTCTGTTTGACTTCTGGCGGTAGGTTCGCCAGTTCGGGAGGAATACCGCCGCCCCCGCCGGGTGGTTGTCCTTGGGTCTGAGGACCGGGCTGACTTTGGCCCGGCTTAGGGGGAGCAGCCGCGCCTGTAGAGTTGCCGCGTTGGAGGTTCGCGATCATCTCTTGCTCCATCAAATCCCAGTCCTCAGGCTTAACGACAACCTCCGTAAACGCCTGCTCTAAAACCCGCAACGCCACCTTCATGCTCGTCATCGGGGCAGCAGATGCGAATTGTCCAATCGCCTGAGCAACTTGGACAGCCTCCTTCTTCTTGAAGACAGAATTAGGCTTTTCAGATGTACCCGGTACAATCTCAAGAGCAAAGGACTGATTAAATCTCTCGCGAGACATATTCGTCCAGCCTTTAGCAATCGTTTGACCAACAAGCCCCACAACCTCTTCTTTCGTCATAAACTGGACGCACTGCTCCAAGAGAGCTTTACAAAAGTCTGTCAGAACGTCTTCGACAACTTCAATCTTCGCCCCGACTGACATTCGCGCTGCATCTTGATACGACTGAACAGCCGACTCGTTTGTGTTAGTCTTGTACTGGACGCCGCGAATTGCATCCGATGTATTTGATATTCTATTGATCGAATTGATCGTAGGTTCCTTATTGAAAAGAGCCTCGTAGTTGATCGCTGGTGGAACAAGAGCTTCAAATACGTCTTTGATCTTTGTACCCTCAGGAACCTTAACGCCAATAACAGACTGCTCATCGACGAACCCTCGTCGCAGAGCTTTCTGCAAAATCTCGGCATCTTGTGCAGAAATCTTCTGCGAGTTGTAGAAGAAGAAATTGAAGATCGAGTTGCGAACACGCGCAACCTGCCGATTGATCTGGTTTATCTCGTCCTGCTGGTCGAGGTAATAAGAGACTTCACCCACGGTGGTTGTTTGGCCGGTGGACAGCCCGAAGCCAATAATGAAGTATGGGAAAAACCGTGTTGTCTTTGTAAGGTCGTCCCATATCCATAGAGGATAGGTCCAATCGTCGGCTGCGAACAATGCAGTCCTTCGGGTAGACTTATCCCATAGAACCCAACACTCAGTATAATACATTCCCCTGTAACCAGAAATTTCTTCATTTTCTTGCATTGTAGTTTCACCCGAGAGCGACTCCACAACGAGACCATACGCATCATCTTTAATTCCTGCTCCCGATCCAGTTGTGAAAACGGCCTTATGGGTTGGCTTGAAAATGTAGTACCAGCAGTTTTCGTCCTGATCCTTTCGGGTGAACTTATACTTGAGGAAGGAGGTTTGGATGAAGCATCGCTCAAACATCCACGATGCATCAGTTCCGTCCGGCATCTCCGCAATCGGATCGATGACAAGGTTTCGAGCCATGACATTGGACATCTTAGGGCCGCTCGGCTCAAAGACCTCAGACGCAGCCTCCATCGCTGCCAGTTTACCATACGCATTCTCCAGTTGCTTCTGGTTCTTCGCCTCGGAAATCTCTTTCGTAACCTGTTGCAACTCGGCACGCATAGCGTCAACCGAGTCCTCTTTCCTGATGTACTCAAGCTTAAGCACACCATAATTCGTCATGAGTGCAACGCCGACAGCCTTCTTGACCTTCGGCTTACAGTTCAGAAGGTTCTTGCCCTTAAGCAACGCATTCAAAAGACTATGCGAGCAATTGGCGAACTCTTCATCTTCTTTGTCGGTAGTGTTTACAGCGATGTCAGGATCACGGCCATAAACAGCAGGCAGCATGACGTTAACGTTTGAATATACAACATTTTCAGTAATGTCTCCTCTTGAGAAGACACCCTTAGAGCTTCCGCTAACTTTGTTCTGATG